CCCCCATGGAAGAAGAAGTGGGTTCCCATACGGGGGGTAGGAAAAAAAAGGAGAGGCCGATATGGGAGGATCCGAAGAGGTGGTATGCGGAGACGATGGGGGAGGTGCCGAAGATAGAGTGGCAACCTAGGGAGGAAGCTAGGGATGAGGTGCAGAGGAGGGTAGGTGAATCTGGTGAAGCTGGCGAATAGTGCTGGTATGAAGGTAGGTGATGGGGGATGGGTTGGTAGTACTGGGGATTTGCTTACCTTTATGAGGTTAGTACAGATACATGAGAGGGAGAGGTGTGCTTTGGTTTGTGAGGACTGGGGCAGGAATGCTAATGACCGTGGGGCGAAGGTGTGCGCTGGGTTGATTAGGGAATTGAAGTGACACAGGCAGAGGCAAAGGTATTGTTGGCAGTGAAGACTTGGTGGGAGCTATACCACTTTGGTCCGTCGTATGATGATATTAGGTTTGTGCTCTTACAGGATAGTAAGAGTAATGTGCATAGGCTTGTGAAGAGTCTGTGTAAGCAGGGGTATTTGAAGCGGACACCTGGTAAGAGTAGGAGTGTTAGGGTGGTAAGGAAGAAGGATGGACATTAGGCAGTTGGCTAAGGCGGCTGCTGGAAAGCTTCATCTACTTACTGAGGATGAGAAGAGAGTATTGCTTCAGGAATTAGAGGAACTGGAGCGAGAGGATGCTAAGACCCTGGCGCAAAATGATTTCATGACGTTCGTAAGGCGCATGTGGCCGGGGTTTATTCCGGGTAAACATCATGAGGTAGTAGCTAAGGCGTTTGAAAATGTTGTTAATGGACATAATAAACGTCTTATTATTAACATGGCGCCACGACATACTAAGTCTGAGTTTGCCAGTTATTTATTACCTGCTTGGTTTTTGGGTAAAAACCCAAACAAAAAGATAATACAGACCTCACATACTGCTGAATTAGCTGTGGGATTTGGGCGTAAAGTTAGAAACTTGATTGATTCAGAAGAATATAATCAGGTATTTACTGATGTGAAACTCAAAGCAGATAATAAATCTGCTGGGAGATGGGCTACTAATAAGGGTGGTGAGTATTTTTCCATTGGTGTTGGTGGTTCTGTAACGGGTAAAGGTGCGGATTTATTAATTATTGATGATCCGCATTCAGAACAGGAAGCTAAATTAGCGGCACATAAACCCGATATATTTGATTCAGTATATGAATGGTATACATCTGGACCACGGCAGCGATTACAACCTGGCGGGGCTATTATTATAGTTGCTACACGTTGGTCATTAAGGGATTTAACGGGTCAGGTTATTAAAGCGAGTCAAACGAGGGGCGGTGATGAGTGGGAGGTTATTGAATTACCTGCGATTATGCCGTCGGGTAAACCTGTTTGGCCTGAGTTTTGGAAGTTAGAGGAATTATTAGCGCTTAAAGATGAGTTGCCGGTAAGTAAATGGAATGCTCAGTATCAGCAGCAGCCTACGGCAGAAGAAGGTGCGATTGTTAAGCGTGAATGGTGGAAGCGGTGGGAGGCAGATAGGCCACCGCCATGTGATTTTGTGATTCAAAGTTGGGATACGGCGTTTCTCAAGCACAACCGGGCGGATTATTCGGCTTGTACGACCTGGGGCGTGTGGACGACAGAGGAAGGAGAAACGAATATCATCTTGTTGGATGCGTTTAAGGACCGATATGAATTCCCAGAGCTTAAACAGAAGGCTTATGAAACCTACCGCGAGTGGGAACCGGATGTATTTTTGGTTGAAGCCAAGGCAGCAGGAAGCCCGCTGGTCTTTGAACTCAGGAGGATGGGTATACCGGTCAGTGAGTACAGTCCCACCAAAGGTAACGACAAGATCGTGAGGCTCAATGCCGTATCGGATTTGTTTGCCTCGGGGCGGATATGGGTGCCGGAGCGCAAATTTGCTGATGAGTTGATTGAAGAGGTTGCGGCTTTCCCTTCTGGTGAGCATGATGACCTGTGTTTGGTAGGGGAAACCATGATTACCATGGCTGATGGCAGCCAGAAACGGATTGATCAGGTTTTGATTGGTAAAATGGTTGCTACACCAGAAGGCCCATGCAAGGTTATAGACGCAAGATGCACTGGCAAACACGAAACCATCAAGCTTAATATTGGAAACACATCCCTACAGATAACCCCAAACCACCCGGTGGCAACACATCGCGGTTGGGTTCAGGCCGGTCGTTTAAACCTAGCGGACAGCGTAGAAGACACGTTTGGAAAGTTGGTTAATGTAACTACAATCGTGAGCGCCGAAGACAGCTTGGTTTATAACCTAACCGTTGAGAAGGCGAGTTGTTACTTTGCTAATGGAGTTCTGGTGCATAACTGTGACTCCATGACCCAAGCTTTATTACGCTTTAGGACGGGCGGGTTCTTGAGCCTGCAATCAGATGATGAAGACCGAGAGCCGATGTACCGGCGCAAGGTTGCTTATTACTAGGAGCCAAGATGGAACCTGCACTTTATCCTGCGCCATTAGGTCTTGATGCCGCCATGGAAGAGCCCACGGAAGTGGAAATTGAGATTGAGAACCCAGATGCACTAGCTATATCAGCAGATGGTGTGGAAATTATCTTTGAAGCTGAGCGTGAAAGCCCAGAAGACTTTGATGCCAATCTTGCTGATTACATGGATGACCGTGATCTGGCGTCTATTGCCAGTGATCTGATCCAAGACTATGAAACCGATAAGTCATCCCGCAAGGAATGGGTCGATACCTATGCAGATGGGCTGAAGCTGCTTGGTTTGAAGTACGAGGAGCGTACAGAACCATGGCCCGGGGCTTGTGGTGTGTTTTATCCGTTACTGTCAGAGGCGGCGGTTAGGTTCCAAGCTGAATCCATCATGGAGACTTTTCCTGCCTCGGGGCCAGTTAAGACTCAGATTGTTGGAGCGCTAACTAAAGAGAAGGAAGATGCGGCAGAGCGTGTCAAAGATGACATGAACTACCGATTAACAGAGGAAATGCCTGAGTACAGACCTGAGCACGAGAAGATGCTTTGGTCGTTGGCTTTAGCAGGGTCGGCATTTAAGAAGGTTTACTACGATCCTTCATTGGGTCGGCCGGTTTCCATGTTCATTCCGGCGGAAGATATTGTGGTTCCCTTTGGTGCTAGTGATTTAAGGTCGGCGCCAAGGATTACGCACATCATGCGTAAGACTCAGAATGAAGTAAGGAAGTTACAACACGCAGGATTCTGGCGAGATGTGGATCTTGGTGAGCCATCTACGGTATTAAGTGAGGTAGAGAAACGTAAGGCTGAAGAAGAAGGTATGTCAGCCACGATGGATGACAGGTATCGCATTCTTGAGATGCACGTTGAGTTGGATTTGCCTGGGTTTGAAGACTCAGACAAGAACGGCCCCACGGAAATTGCACTGCCTTATGTGGTGACGATCGATGAAAGCACAAACAAGATCCTAGCCATCCGTAGGAACTGGTATGAAGACGATCCGTTAAAGCTCAAACGGATGCACTTTGTCCATTACCCTTATATACCGGGCTTTGGGTTTTATGGCTTTGGTTTAATTCACTTGGTAGGTGCTTTTGCCAAGTCAGGTACGTCATTGATCCGTCAGTTGGTGGATGCGGGTACGTTATCGAACCTGCCGGGTGGCTTGAAGTCCCGTGGTCTGCGAGTGAAAGGTGATGACACACCGATTGCACCGGGTGAGTTCAGGGATGTGGATGTGCCTTCAGGTTCTATTAGGGACAACATCCTGCCACTGCCGTACAAAGAGCCGAGTCAGGTTCTTTACCAGTTGCTTCAGACGATTGTTCAGGAAGGACGCAGGTTTGCAGCGACGGCTGATATGCAGATTTCGGACTTGTCCGCAAATACGCCTGTTGGTACGACACTAGCGGTATTGGAGAGAACGCTCAAGGTTATGTCTGCTGTGCAGGCAAGGCTTCACTACTCCATGCGTCAGGAGTTTAAGTTACTTGCAGCCATTATTAGGGACTACGCACCTACTGAATACAACTATGATGTAGATGCGCCCGGCGGACGGATGGTCAAGCAGGCTGACTATGACTTGGTGGATGTCATTCCAGTCTCTGATCCTAATGCAACGACACTTGCACAGCGGGTTACACAGTACCAAGCGGTCCTACAGTTAGCAGCACAGGCGCCCCAGATCTATGACATGCCTGAGTGACATAAGCGCATGTTGGAAGTCTTGGGTATCAAGAACATTGACAAGCTGATGCCGTCTGCCAAGGCAGAGCAGCCACGCGATCCTATTTCGGAGAACATGGCCATACTGACTATGCAGCCTGTTAAGGCATTTATCTATCAGGATCATGAGGCTCACTTAGCGGTACATACAGCAGCTATACAAGATCCGATGTTGCGCCAGCAGGTTCAGCAGAATCCGCAAGGTGGTGTGATGATGGCCGCGGCCATGGCTCACATTAATGAGCATATGGCTTTCTTGTATCGCAAGCAGATTGAGCAGCAACTTGGTGTGCCATTACCGCCACCAGACCAGCCATTGCCTGAAGACTTTGAGGTTGAGATTTCAAGGCTTGCCGCCCGCGGGGCTCAGCAGTTGTTACAGCAACACATGGCAGAGGCTCAGCAACAACAGGCTCAGCAACAAGCACAAGATCCATTAATCCAGATGCAGCAAGCAGAGTTACAGCTTAAGCAGCAGAGAGAACAGCGTGAGGCTCAAAAGGATCAGGCTGACATTATGTTGAAAGCTCAGGCGCAGCAGGACAAGGTGAGGCTTGAAGAGGCAAGGATTCAGAGTATGAATCAGATTGCTGAGCAGAATATAGCTGCCAAGATGATTGATAAGGCGGCGGATATTCAGCGCGACCAGTCTTTAGCAAGGATGGGTAAATGAATTACGCCGAGGCTATAGAGCTAGAGATTGATAAGCAGATTAAGTATTTAGAAGGACAACTCTCGCAAGGGAGCATGAAGAATTTTGAGGAGTACAAATTCGTCTGCGGCCAGATTCAAGGTCTTTTGGTCGCAAGGCGCATTAATGAAGACCTTGCCAATCGAATGAAGGAATACGATGACTGATATTACTGAGGACACTCAGCCGGAAGCTACGCAACTCCCAGATCCTACGGGTTATAGGATGTTGTGCGCCTTGCCAGAGGTAGAGGATAAATTTGCCAATGGGATACTCAAGCCAGATGCGCTTGCAAAAATTGAAGAGTTCAGCACCGTAGTTTTATTCGTATTAAAGATGGGGCCGGATTGCTATAAGGATGCAGCAAAGTTTCCAACGGGCCCGTGGTGTAAGGAAGGTGATTTTGTATTGGTGCGTGCTTATTCAGGTACGCGATTCAAGATCCATGGTCGTGAGTTTCGACTGATCAATGACGACACGATCGAAGGTGTTGTTCAAGATCCTCGTGGTTATAGCCGCGCATAAGGGGTATTTATGAGTGAAGAGAAAATTGAAGTAGAAGTCGAGGGTGAGACAGAGATCGAGATTGTTGACGATCGCCCCGAGGCAGATAGGAATGCAACGCCATTAAAGGGCGACCCATCTGAGATACCTGATGATGAAATCAAACAGTATTCAGATAATGTAAAGAAGCGTATCCAGCATCTGAAGCATGGTTATCACGATGAGCGCAGGGCCAAGGAAGAGGCGCAACGTGAGCGTGAGGCGGCTATTGCATATGCAAAGCAGATTGCTGATGAGAATGCCAAGCTGAAAGAGAAACTTACTACGGGTGAAAGCACGTTAATCAAGACGATGCAATTTGCCACGGACAAGGAAGTTGCTGAGGCTGAGCGTTCATTTAAAGAAGCGCTGGATAGTCAAGATTCCGAGAGGATATTGGCAGCACAGAAAGCATTAAATGCAGCGATGTTGAAGGCTGATAGGGTCAAGAACTTTAAACCCCAAGCGCCTGCACCTGAAGAGAAGTTGCAACAGGAGCAAAACCCTGCCTATAATGTTCAGCAGAATACTTATCAAGACAGGAAGGCGGAAACCTGGAAGTCCAATAATAAGTGGTTTGGACAATCGGGACAGCCTGGTGTTGATGATGAGATGACGTTTTTTGCCATGGGCCTGCACAAAAAGCTTACTCGGGAACATGGTGAACACTACGCTCTGACAGATGAGTATTACGAGAAGATCAATTCTCGCGTAAGGGAGAAATTCCCTGAGTACTTTGGCGATCGGGAGCCGCCAGAGGAAAAAGCAAAGCCTCCTGCTTCGGTGGTTGCCCCGGCAACGCGCAGCTCGCCACCTAAAAAACTGAAGCTGACAACCTCAGAAGCTAATACGGCTAAGAGGCTTGGAGTTCCGCTTGAAAAATACGCCATGGAATTGGCAAAACTACGCATGGAAGGAAAGTTATGAGCCGCGAATCCAGAGAAGCACAGACCCGTGAAACCACGGAACGTCCGAAGCAATGGAAGCCGCCCAGCTCATTGCCTGATCCTCTCCCGCGGGATGGTTGGAGGCATCGTTGGGTACGCACCGCAACACTGGGGCAGTCCGACGCAAGGAATGTAGCCAGCCGTCATCAGGATGGATTTGAACCATGCAAGTGGGAAGACTATCCCGAAGTAACCCGAGCCCTGCTCGCAACCGGCGCTCAAACCGGAAACATTGAGATTGGTGGATTAATGTTGTGCCGTGCTCCCGTTGAGATGGTGGATCAGCGTAATACCCATTACCTGAAGCAAGCCAACGATTGGATGAAGAGTGTGGACAGCAACTTTATGCGCGAAAATGACCCACGGATGCCACTGTTTAAGGACAGGCGCACTGAGGTCAAATTCGGTAAAAGATAACCTCATTTGGAGTAACTCAAATGGCTTACCCGACGATTTCAGGCCCATATGGTCTGCGCCCGGTCAATTTGATCGGCGGTCAGGTGTTTGCCGGAGCCACTCGTCAGCGCAGGATCGTAAACTCCAGCGCATCGAGTATCGGTTTTGGTGACCCTGTGAAGTTTGACAGCAACGGTTGCGTTGTTGTTTGTACTGAAACGACGGCTGCTCCTACCACTGGCTTTGCTGGTGTGTTCATGGGCTGTACGTTTGTTTCTTCAGTAACTGGCCAGCCTACGTTCTCGCAGGCATGGATTTCTGGAACCGCGATTGCAAGCAACACGTATATCGTTGCTTACATCTGTGAAGATCCAGATCAGTTGTTCCAGGTTTGCGGTGTTAGTGGAACCACGGTCGTTTCAACCACATCAGGCTTTACGTACACAGACATCGGTCTGAACGTATCGATGGTTGCAAACACGTTGAATACCACGACCAAGGACAGCCGTTACGCAGTAGATATTGCAAGCGGTGCAACGACTCAGACTTTACCGTTGCGAGTCATCGATGTGGTGCCTGATACGGCATTCACTTATAGCGGTACTCTGTACTACCCAGAAATCATCGTTAAGTTCAATGCAGCTTATGTAGTGCAGGCGACGGGCGTGGTGACGGGTGGTCATGCGTACAACAACCCAGTCGGTCTGTAAGGGGAACATAAATGGCTATTTCACGCGCACAACTACTGAAAGAGCTGCTCCCCGGCCTGAACGCACTGTTCGGTCTTGAGTACGCTCGCTATGGCGAAGAACACAAAGAGATCTACGAAACCGAGACCTCTGAGCGTTCGTTTGAAGAGGAAACCAAGCTGTCTGGATTCTCGGCCGCACCGGTCAAGAACGAAGGCTCTGCGATTGCTTATGACAACGCACAGGAAGCTTGGACGGCTCGCTACACCCATGAGACGATCGCTATGGGCTTTTCGATTACCGAAGAGGCAATCGAAGACAACCTGTACGACTCGCTCAGCTCACGTTATACCAAGGCACTTGCACGCGCCATGGCATACACCAAGCAGGTGAAAGCAGCAGCTGTGCTGAACAACGGATGGGCATCTACCGTTACATACGGTGATGGACAACCCCTGTTCTCCACATCACATCCTCTGGTATCCGGCGGCACTAACAGCAACACGCCCGCGACACAGGCAGACTTGAACGAGACTTCGTTGGAAAACGCAGTCATTCAAATCGCAGCTTGGACCGACGAACGTGATCTGTTGATCGCAGCTCGCCCACGCAAGCTCATCGTTCCTCCGAACCTCCAGTTCGTGGCTACCCGTCTGTTAGAAACCGAACTCCGTGTCGGCACTAACAACAACGACATCAACGCCATCAAGAACAACGGTTCGATCCCAGAGGGCTACACGATCAACCACTTCTTGACCGACACCAACGGCTGGTTCCTCACCACCGATGTACCCAACGGATTGAAGCACTTCGTGCGGACACCGATGAGTACTGGAATGGATGGCGATTTTGATACGGGGAATGTAAGATATAAAGCGAGAGAGCGCTACTCATTCGGAGTGAGCGATCCGCTCGGTATCTTTGGCTCGCAGGGCGCCTAAGTAAGTGCTTGATTTCTAACAAGAAATCACTTCACTAGCCTTGTATCAGGAACCCCGCTCCGGCGGGGTTTCCCTTTTGTGCAGTATGTAAGAGTACATAGACTTGCATCTTGCCATCCATGTGGTATCATTAGCTCTCACTAACCAAGGAGCTAATATGTATTACGTCTACATCTACAAAGACCCTAGACCTACCAAGAACCAGCAGGTGGTGTACGTAGGAAAAGGAACGGGCGACCGAGCCTGGTATCACTGGAACAAGAGAGTTCGTGGCAATAAAGGATTTGGCGCGTTCTTGGCTTTGCTTCGGCAAGAGAAGCTAGAACCAATCATTGAGATTGCTCGGGAAGGTCTCGAAGAAGCCGAGGCTTTTTATGAAGAGATGAAGCTTATTGAGGTTTACGGGCGCCGAGACTT